CCTGGACCGTATCTTCGATCCCAAAGGTTGCCAGAGCCGCTGCGCCCATATCGAGATCGTCGTGCTCGAGGTGGACCGCGACCATGCGGTGCTGCGCCGGCAAGCGCACAGTACGGATGAGCAGCGTATCGTCAATCGCCTGTGCGGCTGTCAGCTCGTAGGTGCCGCGTTGGACCGTTACCTGGCCTGCTTGCGCAGACTGGATTCCGGGGTTGTGAGCAAGGTTGCTTTCAACAGTAGGCATAGCTCAGTGCTCCTAGTTCGGGTTGGCTGCGGCGGTGTCAATGGCAACCATGCCAAAGTCCTTCGCAGTTCCCTCGATGGTGAAGCGGGTCTTTTTCATCCCGAAAATCGAACTGGTCGATATCACCATCTGGTTTCCGTTATCTCTCGATTCTTCGTGCCAGTCGAATCGGAGCCCTGTGCCTGGTGAGCCAAAGGCCACCACGCCTGCTTGCGCGCCCATGAACAACGCTCGAGCTGCCTCGATGTTGCTGCCGGCGCCCGCATCGTCAAAGCGGATCGCCGCTTTGTGCGAGTGCAGTACCACGTTGTTGTGCATCCCCAAACCGCCCTTGAAGATTGGCGATTGGCGACCTTCGGCCGTAGCAGCTGCCTTCTGGATTTCAAGCCAGTTGGAAGCGCCGGCGGCGGTGCGAAGGTCGAACTCTTGAAACGGGTTCATCAGGAGAACGTAGTGTTCTTCGCCGTCGATCATCACCGGCTGAATCTGGGGTGTGCCTTGTGAGCCGCCCCCCATCATTATGGCCAGCGTTTTCGCGCGGTCGATGAGATCCGTATCCATGATGTCCGCAATTTCGATGGTCGCAAAGCTGACCGCATCGCCGCCCCACATCAAGTGCTCAGCATCGGGCGTCTGCAGGGCGTTGTTCGCAAAGCCCGTGTAGTTCGCCCCGAAAATGAACTCGGAGTTTGAGCCGCGCGTGCCTGACAGATACATGAAGAACAGTTCATCGAATACCCGGCCCCACCATTCGGATTGGCGCCGACGTGAGATCCGCCGCAAATCGTGAACAGTCCGCTTGCGCGTCATGCGCCCGCCGGTGTTCACCCCTCCGCGCATTTGGTCGATAAAAACCGCGTCGGTATAGAATTGCAGGTTCTCCTCAGTTCCTTCCTGGACATCATCCCCCTCGATTGGGGTTTGACGTAGCTGCATGATCAGATCGAAAGTGATCTGCTCGCCAGCATCGTTCTCCAGCTCGGGGAGCATCTGGATAGGCATTCCAGACTCAGGGCCAACGCCCATAAATTTCCGATTGAAGTACGAGATTCTGGCGGTATCGACGGCGAGAAACGCGGAGAAGCGTTTGACTGCCTTCGGGTCGTTTAGACCGATGATGGTCCGTGCCATGAGTAACCTCCGGTTGTGGTTCCGGCCGGTCAGTCACTCGTGCGACCCAGACTAGCTATTTCAGGTTTTGAACCTGTGCTGTGCGTTTTACTACATTCGCTACCTGCCCGTCGAGAAGGAATTGCGCATCTTCATGCGCAACCACTTCCAGGCGGGCTCTGCGACCCTTCTTTTCGCGGAGCGTCATGCGCAGCATCCCGGCGCCTCCGCGTAGTGCTTCCGCGGGTAGTTTGGACATATCCACCAGCAGAGTCTCGCCGGTTCGGATGTCCAGGAAGCACGTAGCCATCTACATCCCCGCCCGCAAATACTTGTCCTGCTGCGCGTCTGTCAGTTTCGCCAGCGCAGCCTCGAGCTCAATACCGTTGAGCGCATCCAGGGCCGAGAACTCGTCCTCGCCGGCCGGGTTCTCACCGCCGGCCGGTGCGTCAGCCAGCGTGGTCGGCACACCCTTGCGAGCAGTCGCCGCCGCTTGAGATCGGGCTTTGCCGTCGCCCACGATCTTCGCCGCTGCCTGCTGCTGTGGAGTGCCGGCATTGTCGGCCGGGTTATCCGCCGTGGCTTGGGCTGGGGTGATCTGCTCGAGCACGGCCCGTCTGGCTGTCTCGAGGTACCACGCATGGCTGGATCCAATGTTCTCCTGGACCGCGTAGAGCTCCTGCAGGGCGGCCTGAAATGCGCCCGTCATAATCGGATTCTGAAACTCCGTGTTCGCGCCCATAAACAGAGCAACGCTGCCGTTCCAATCTGTCTCAACGAGCGCCGCGTTGGCGTTCTGCAGGATCATCTGCTCGCGCTGATCGGCAACGAGCTCCTGGCGCCCATTGTTGAGCTCCCGCGTCTCCCGCATGAACTCGCCAATCTGGATGTCGCCGGCGTCGAGCTTCGTTTCAAGCGCGGTGAGTGCCTCATCGACCGTCGCAATCGTTGCGTCAATGTCCGCGCTGAACTGCCGCGTCGGCCGAATCTCGGCGTTCATCTGGACGCCGCGCGGCACCTCGGGCTCAGCGTTCGGCGGGGTGCCGCTGGCTGCGTCGTCATCGTCGGCTGACGCGGCCGCGGCTGCTGCTGCAGCCGCATCGTCGTCGGGGGTGTCGCCAGGGGCGGCGTCCGCACCCTTGGGCTGATCTTCGGTCTTGGGGAGGCCAGAATTTTCAGCATCCGGATCCGGCGCACCGCCCCCAGCAACTTGGTCGCCGCTCTCGCCATCGTCTGCGAGTGCGGCTTGTTCTGCTTCCGACAGCGCGGGTTTTACGTCCGCGAACTCGTCGGGCGGGGCTGCGATATCTTCTTTGTTGGTACTCATGGTGCGTTCTCCTTCACTCTTGCGAAGCTGAGTTTGCGTTTTGCTCGGCCAGCCGTTCGGCTTCTTCCTCCTGCGGAGTGAATACCGTCTCGGTGTCGAGCTCTTGGGTCGGGGCGCCTACGGCAGCTGCCGGTTCGGCATCCCCTCCAGTCTCAAAGCTGTCCATCAGTACATCGACAGCTCGAGCCAGGTTCTTGTCGCCTTTCAGGCTGGCGACGATCTCAACGGCAGCGAGCATCGTTGTGCTGCGCGTTTCTGCGGCTGCGGCATCCGCTCCAGCGGCCTCTGCTTGGCTCCGTGCCGCGGTGCCTTGTTTGGCGGCTGTGCCGGCCTCTGTCTCGGCGTTTTCACGTTCCTGATCCTCTTGCGCGATGCGGTCATTTTCGGCCTCGATCTCATCGCGGTTCGGGTCGTCCGGATCGGTCTGGCCGTTGATTCGCCGGATCCGCCGCACGATCTCATCCTTGCCATGGACATCCGAGAGCTCCACCACCAGGTCGAGGATCTGCATTGTGACCTCTGGATCCAGGCGCGTGGTCATTTCCATGAGCTGATCGAACATGGCGAGGCGCATGGATTCGCGGAAGTCCTGCGTATCAACGATGAAATCAGCGGCGCTTTCGGTGATGGGGTTTTCGATCTTGGGCATCCCGTTCTCATCGAAGCCCATGGTGTTTATGCTGCTGAACTCTGCTCGGCCGCGGTCGTTCACTATCCGGATCTTCTTTGGCTCCGCGTAGAACTGCTCTATCAGCGATAGCTCGATCTCGCCCTGGCACTGGATGGATTCGCGCAAGTTGTCGAACAGCAGCGCGGTGACAACGGATCCCTGCACCTGGCGCAAGTTGATCGCGGTGCCACTCGATACGTTGTTGATCTCGCCAAGGTTTTCCTCGGTGACACCAGACGTGTCAGCAAGGAACTGCATATCGAGCTCCATCAGCGTGATGTGCTCGGCGGCCAGCTGCAGCTCGCGGTTGATCGAAAACTCAGCTCCGCGCCTGTGCTTGATTACGCCATCTGGTCGGGCTGCCTCCGCGATTGCTTCGTCCCAATCATCGAATGCGTCCTCCTCGGCAATGATCTGGTTGGTGGACATAATGAACAGCGCCTTGGATTTGCGCTTGTTCAGATCCTCTTGCGCGTCGCGCATGTTGCGGATCGGGCCGTAGGGCATCCCGTCGCGGTCCCGCCGATAGCACCAGATCGGAATGAACGGATAGCGTTTGTGGTTGTACGGTGACTCCTGATCCATCAGCAAAAAGTCGCCGGTGAACATGGCGACAAAGATTTGCGTCTGGATGGCGTCATAGGTGGTGGCCAGTCCCGACTCAACCATGCTGGCCATCGTCTCGTCGGTGTCGTTGAACGGCCGGCCGTCGAGCTCCTTGAACTGCGACAGGATATCGTCGCCAATGCCGGGGAATTGAGTGCCTTTGAACAGGGTCGCTTTCGCCGGCATCTGATACCAGCACTCGATCACTCGATTTCGCTTGCGGCGGTTGCCAATGGTGAACGAGGTATCGAACTGTGACTTGCCGTAGCCGAGAAACGCATTGCCGTTGGCGTCTCGGAACAGCGGGGTGAACCCGGTCGGCTCGTCGTCGTCCATCCATTGATTGTTGTTGAACTGGTCGGATCTGGCGGCGCGCTCAATCGCGCTCGAGCGGTCGGGGATCATGGCCTTGAGGATGTCTGTGTCGATCCACTTCGACCGGAACAGATAGCGGGCGTCCGATAGATCCGTTTCCTTGGCCAGATGATCCCACCACATATTCCGCCAATGCTCGAAACGGTTGAACAGCGGTTCCTCGGTAGGATCTGACCGGATGCCCGTCTCGATCCAGCCAACGCCGGCCTTCACCGCGTCGCCCCACGCGCGGGATCGGGTGAACTGCGTTTTGTTTACGTCGCTAACGTACTTGAGCAGCTGCGTCTTGGTTATTGCGGATTCAACGTCCTCGTCGCCTCGAGGGTGGATCTTGTAGTCAACGCGCGTTCGGCGCTCGGTGCCAAGCAGCCAGTTGATGTGTTGGGCCGTCTTGTTGTGAACGGCCGGGTGTTGGCCGCGGTCCTTGACCGTCTTTGCGTCCTCCGCTCGCCACTGTTCGCCGTCGTAGAAGCCGGTGTCTATCGCTTGCTCCATTCGGTTTTCCGAATGCGCTTGGCGGGTTTCATGCCACCATTGCTTGATCTTGCTCAGCTTCTTTTTCGAGTCGGCGCTGTCGAGATCGTGGATCCCTTTGGTCGGGTCGTCATCCGGGCCGTTGAGCTCAAAATCGAGATCCACCACGCGGTCGCGGTTTACCTGCATTTCCTCAAACGATACGGCCATCAGTGAATCTCCACGTCGATTGTCTCGCCGCCGATGTTGCCCTCGACGTGTCCGGCAAATTCCTCGTTGGATCCAGCCCACGGCGGCATGTTGATCAGTTCCTCGAGCGTTTCCAGAATCGCCTCTGCGATCTTGAACCGGGTATCCAACGCCGCGCCCAAATGCAGCATTTCGGCGATTCTGGAGCTCGCCACAACCATGTACTTGGAGTGCGAGTCGTGGTCGTCAACGTACTTCCAGGCGCTCGAAAGCATGATGATCCAGGCGGATTTGACGGATGTGCGCTTGGGGCGGGCGATAACAATCGCCGGCTCATGCTCGGAGCCTACTTCGTGGGGGTTGGGATTGACGTACTGCAGGCGCAGCACGAACTCGCGGTAGTCTTTCTCGCGGACGATGGTTTCGCGATTCATTGCGGATCCGGTATCCGCACAAGGCCGGACGCCTGCTCATCGAATACCGTGAACTGTTTACCCAGCCCGCCGCTCGCTGCGGGGATGGCCTTCACGCTGCCTTGCTTGTTGAAAACCTTTTGATACGCGGCCTTCATCTTCGCGCGTCGTCGCGCGCAACCGGAACAGGCCACTACCTGAAACCTCCGCCGCCGGTAAGCAACTGGCCGCGCGCTCGGCCACCGAGAGGCGATGTCGTGTTCGTTGTTCGAGGCGCTGACGTGAGGGCCGGCGGTGGGCCGCCGATTCGCGGGGGTGGGGCCGCTCGCTGGACAGCCGACACCGCCGCTGTTGGGGGAGGGGCCAAGGCGGTCAAACCACCAGGGCCAGCAGGGAAGTCCGTGGGGCCGCCGCCTGGTGGACCGAATGCGCCGAGATCACGGGACGGACCTCGCGCGAGTAGATCCTGGCCGGCCTGCCGCACACCGGCCTGACCGGCAAGGTTGGCCTCTGTGATCTCATCGAACCGCCGCTTGAAGGCGGCAACGAAGGGGTATCCAAAAGCAACGCCGCCGCTACCCTGCCCTACAACTGCTAATGTCGGCATAGCGTGATCTCCTGTTCACGCCTCCCCAAGCGAAGAAGCGTGAATTTAACGATTTCAGATAGCGATGTCGATGCAAGCCTCCAAGGCCCATCCGGTATGCACGTCGTCGCGGAGGATGTCTGGCCGGATCACCTTGAGGTACTTTTCGATGTTCCGCCGCTCCATCGGGTTGGGAGCTCGGCCGCTGAGCACTTCCACGCGAACGAGCTTCGCGAAGTCGTCAATGTGGAGCACAAAGCGGCCGAGTCGCTTGCCCTCTCGAGCTTTGCTCTTGATCAGCATTCAGCGTTTACGGCTGGGGCGCGTCGCCTTCCGTCGGCTGGACTGACTCGCCTTGACCGCCCGCAGCCGCTTCTTGGCCGCCGCCTTGGTCGGGCTCGTCCCCGCTACGTTCTTGATCTTGTACCGGCTCCCCTGCTTCCGAATCGGCATCGTCTACCTCCGGTTTCTTGTATCCCGCCGCCGCCTCGGCTTGGCGCTTGCGGCGCAACAGGGTGTTGAAGTTGCGCAAGGCCACATCCCGCACGGCGTCCTCCAACTGCTCGTCCGTTGCCTCTACGTCATAGTCCGAAATCGCAACGGCCGACGAATTACCGTCCGGTACTGGCCAGCCGACCAGCTGGCCGCATTCCGGGCAGCCGTCGCCTATCGTGACCCCCTTCGCTCGAGATCCACATTTGTCACAAGTGCTCATACGTCCTCCTAACAGCCACCGAACGAATCGATGTCAGCTGGCCGCCGGCGATGGCTATACCGATGGCCCGCTCAGTTGATTCGGGGAAACTTACGGAGGACTGACGCGCGAATTTCTAGGCTTTATCGCACCGCCGCGGCCCTTGCGGACCTTTTTGTTTCGGCTTCGACCCGTGGGGGTGCTTGCCTTTCGACTGGCTCTGGATTTGGGCATTACTGATCTCCGTGTCAGATGGCCATTGCGTTTCGTGCTCGTCCACCCTGCCGTCGCTGGCGGGCGCTCTCACCGTGTTTCTCGGCTTGGGGCTGCCGGTAGCCTACTGCAAACTGCTCGAATGCTTTAGCCCCATGTGAAAACTTGTCGTGCAGCGGGGTTTCTTTCCAGCACCCCATTTTCTCGTCCCATTCTTTTCGGTACCCGTCGAGCGCGGCGATCCCTTCGACGCAATTCTCGGCGTCAAACCAGCAGCTTGAGAGAATGCCGCGTACCGCATCGTAACCAACGCTCTCCTCCGGGATCCGCTCGAGCACAACTATGTGGCGCAAGCCGGCGTCCCAAAACAGATCGTATTTCGATTTGGTGGCCATGAGCGTTTGATCGGCATCGTGCGGCATGTAGTGCTTGCCCCAGATGTCGTAGTTCCACTTTTGCATCTGCCCAACGTAGTAGCTGGGCGGCTCACCAGAGCTCTCGAAAAACCGGATGAATCGATGTTCGGTCCCGATGTGCTGCATACACCAGATGCTTGTCGCGTCGCCACCCAAGTCCCAAAACGTGTGAACCGGGAATTCGGGCATGTACGGGACGATCCGGATCCGCTTTTCGGCGCGAACCTTGGCCATCTGGCGCTTGTAGTACGCGCCCTCGAGACTCTGTTCAAACGCTTCCGCGGGCGTCGATGGATACTCCCGCTTCATATCATCGAGCTGGATATCCGATTTTTTCGAGTACCAGAACTTCTGCTCGAGCGTGAGGTAGATCCCCTCATCCTTTTCGAGCTCAGAGAAGTATTCGCGCATCCCGCCGTCCAGGATCGGCGGATCGGAGGGGTCGAACGGCAACACGTACAGCGGGTTTTTCCACCAGGGGAAAAAGTGGAATTCAAAGTCGAGCGGCGTGAGCGCGGTGCCGAGCTCCTTGGCCTTCATCGAGGTATTGCACAGATCGAAGAAATGGCCGGTCTTGCCTTCGGCCGTAGACTCAATCGCGATGAACTGGCCGGCGTGAACCGTGTTGAGCGCGCCGGTGCGTACCTCGCGCGCCTTCTCGGGCGTCTTGGCGCACAGCTTCCCGTACTCCGACACATGCAAGTAGTTCAGGGTGCCGGATCGGAGGCTGGTGCCTACCCGAATCGATGACTTGTTGCCGAAAACCAGCTCGTTCGTTGAGTCGCGATGGGCCGGATTTTGGGCAATTACCGCCTCCGGGAGCGAGTCGTAGGGGTATTTCACCTTGTCGCGGAAGATCACGGCCGCATCTTCCCGGTTGTGGGCGATGATTCCGGCCTTTTTGTCGGGCAGAAACACGCAGTTATCGAGCAAAAGTAGGTCGATAAACGTCGTAAATCCCAACTGGCGAGCCTTGAGGATCACGTTCAAGTACCACATATTTTTTATGAACTCGACCTGACCCCAATTCGGCTTGAAGCGCACCTTGTTGCCCTTCTCATCGATGATGAAATAGACGTTGTGGAGGCGCCACAGTTGGTCGGCCCAATTTTCGTGCTCTGGTAAGTACCGTCCGTGCATTTCGGCAACGCTGGCGCGGGATTCATCGAGGGGAGAGGCGATATCGAGCGCGATATCCGGATCCAGCGGGATCTCGAGGTCGAAATCTAGCTTTTCAAGCGCCATCAGCTTCCGCGAGCTCCGTTTTGCGCAATTCGACGGCCTCGGCCCACGATTTCCCGTTGCTGACGTGTTTGCCAAGGCGATTCATGCACTCAATCGCGGCGTTTCGTAGGTGAAACTTGAAAAACTTGGTACCGGGCTGCTGGGCCACCACGTAGGAGTGCCACGCCATCGCGTGAGGCCATCGATTCGGCGGCTTTTGCCTTACCCCGGCCATAGCCGCGCGAGTCCACCGATGGATGAGCCGATTACAAGGATCGCGACAAGCACGGCGGCAATTCGGCCAACCATCTGCGATTTGTCTCGCTCGCTGATGCCGGCGATCCGCGCGAGGTTCACGAATACGTCAGTGAACGTATGGACGAAGCGAGCCCCGTCGCCTTTGAGATCGTGCCACGCTTCCTTGCGGGAAATCTTCTGCCCTGGTCGATAGTTTTCGTGGCTCACTTACCCAGCGCCTTTTTGGCTCTGTTCAGCAGCCTGCTCAACGGCAGCGCCTCCGTTATTCCTGCAGCAGCTCCTTTGATAGCTCCTGGCGGGGCTGGCGGGGCCGGAAGTCTGTTGGGGTTTTGGGCGGCGCGGCGGGCGTTCTTGCCACGCTGGATTGCGGCCTGTCGGTCGCTTACTACATCTTGATTTTGGTTCTTCTTCGCATGGGCCATGCGGGGCTTCCCGGCGGTGGGTTCCGCGCGAGTATCGTTTCTAGCAGCACTCGAGGCAAGTCATGGAGACAGCCCACACCGCGAGGGCGCAGGCTGCGAATCTCCATGCCAACTCGCTTACCGCTGGACGAGGTTTGTCTGCCACAGGCGCTCCGTGGCCACTTCCGCGCGGTTGATCGAGCTGTCGATCTCCGCAAGCGCGAACTCGATTTTCTCCGTCAACGTGGCTGGTTTCACCGACTCAGGCTTGTCCTGGCCTATGTCGGCCGGCTGCGCGCCAACGACCTTATCCGTGAAGTTGTCAACGCCCTTAGCCACTTCGTTCATGCGCCTCGCCATGTGCGCGAGCCGTTCGTTCCAGTAGTCGGTTTGCGATTGTTGCGTGGCGGCATCTTCCGTTGTCGGGCCGCCTAGTTGTCCAGTTCCCATAGCTCAGTCCTCAGTGTGGTTGGTAGATGTTTGATGTCCAAACTCGTAACGGTTGAGCGTGAGACAGTTTCTTCGTCGTCGGCCGAGTGCGATCCGTGATCTGCACTACGCCCGCTCGAGACGCCGCCAGCATGACCGGCCCTAACGCGCGGCTTGATCCTGATGGCGGCTCTGGTAATCCGGAGGCCCATACTGCGTCCGTCGTAAATTCTCGCGTGTCCTTCGCGATTTCGTAGACCGCCCACTTGGCCGCCTTGATCCAGTCGTCTTTGCCGACCACCACCACGGCCAACGCACGATCTCGCCGGCGTCGCGCTTCCGCCGCGTCGAATTCAACGATCATTGCCACAGCCTCGATTGCCACGTTTTGTAGTCGTCAAAATAGCGGGTGTCCAGCGCCTTGTGCGCCAGCGCCTCCGTGTAGTACGTGGGCCAGGGTGGATGCGTTCGGGCGTTGAAGTTGGGCAGGGTGTCTGGCATATCCCACAGCGCCGTGAAATTCTGCATTTCGAGCCAGTGCGCCGGCAGCTGCTCGACCTGGCCAATCCAGATTACGTCGGTGTGGTGTTCCTCGAATGCCTCGCACAGCTGGTAGCTCTGGCTGGCCAGGTGCAAATCGATCTCTTTGTCGGGGAGTGCCACGGTCAGCTGGATAAAATCCTCGAAATCCATTTCATGCTCGTACCCCCACATAGCGAGGCCGGCGTAGAGCTCGGCGCCGTTCACCAGATCCTCGTATGCCGACACCAGCCGCGCCAGGGGATTGCGAAAGAACGCGACCGTGATCGACGCGGTGAGCGTGTCTGTGAAAGCAACCGGAGCCGCATTCGCGCCACGCACCACTTCCTCGCCGCTACGGGTGCAAAACGTGTTGATGATTGACGTGTGCGCAGCCTTACGAAACGCGACCAACCGAATGTTGAAACGCTCGCGCGCGATAATCATCCTTCCTCCAGGAGCTCGATAGCTTTCACCAGGCAGGCGATCCGGAAATCGCTGACCTCTTGAGTCAGTCGGCGGTTGAGCACCCAATTCGGAAAGACGTTCTTGCGCACCGAAATCTCGCGCTTGAGCTCATGTATGCACATCTGTCGATCCGGCTCCGTGGGCGTATCCCCAAACAAATCATCCGGCATGGCCCACCCCCAGCCGCTTCATGTGCTTGCAGGGCTGGCCTTCGCCGTATTCGTAGGCCGGACAGCTGCACACCCAAATGCGTTCCACTTCGTCGGCCTCGGGTACCTCGCGGACCTCGATCTTGACGGTGTAGATTTTCTCGCCGCCATCGCTGATCACTTCGTAGGCTGACGGATGCTCATGCTCGTCTCGCACCAGGACCGTGCAGCCCTCGGGTAGCTCTTGATCGTTGATCATTTTGTAATCCTCACTTCTCGCCCATACAGCGACGAAAATACGGCCATGCGAAGCGTCGATG